ACTATTAATAAGCTCCTCAAACCAAGCTGATTCTGATTCACTTATAAAGTCTGTATTCATAGTAATCTTTTCTGTAGCGTTTACTCTAAAGGATTTCTTGCCACCTCTAAAACTATCTATCTTATAAGTTGAATCATTCCAAGAACCCTCTAACTGTTGATATGTACTTCCCTTTGTAGAAATCATTTTGCTAGACTTCATAATAAAAGTGTAGTAATCCCAAGCTCCCCATTGATTTAACCAACATAGTCTAATAGGTTCAAAACCTTTAAGAGTAGGGCAGTTAATATTTATCCTGTATAAATCGGACATTGGAAGACTTAACCCTAGAATTTCAATTGTATAATAAGCAATAATAGAAATATTGTTATTAAATGTTGTACTCCAATTCCTTAAGTTAGCAGGGAAAACTCCTGCAAATAACATTTGAGCTTGTATTGTAGAATTAGGATAATTAAAACCACCATTAGTGATATTATGTTCAACTAAATCTCCTCCAATGAAAATATCATTTGACTTGTAATAAGAAATTCTTATTTGTTTACTTCCATTTAAACTTACACCTATAGGGTTTGATATTAACATACCAAAAGTTCCGTAATCATTTACATTAGCGTATTGAGTAGTAGGTGCATTAGTTAGGAATTTTCTGTCTAATGGATTTATTACATTAAACTTAAAGTTTTCTAAGTCATATCCAAAGTTATTTCCTGTAAGAGTTAATGCGTCAGTATATTTTAAATAGCCATTAATTAATTTATATAAATCTGAATTTACAGCAAACTCTGCAACTAAATTAGTTCCGTTATAATACTCAGTCTTAAATTGTATTCTTAAATAACGCATAGTATTTAGATTACCTGAATACTTATCTATCAAGTGCATAGGTACATTAGTATCTGCTGTATTGACTACTTCTTTATAAGCACTTCCATCTCTTGCTAAGTTATCTGCCTTAACAAAGCTTTCAATAATAGGTCTGAAATCAAACATTCCTACTCCTGCATTGTTAGGATTAGTTTTAAATATACCTACTACATCAGTATTTACAGAAGGATTAGGAATTGAGTCTGAGCTTATATGAACCTCTGCTTGAAATTTAACTCTTGTAAATTGACTTACTATTGCAGTATTAGATACTGTAAAAATTACATCTTGTCCTACAGGAAGTGTATCAAATAAAGGCTGTTGTTCTATTATTGTTTGACTCATTAGTTTGCTTGTGTTATTGTTTCTTTGTTTAAAGTATTTAAAATATCTTCTTTTACGCTACCTAGTAAGTCTTTACCAAATTCTTTTAATCCAAGCCCTAAAGGTTTTTGAAAGAAGCTTATACCTTGTATTCCTTTTTTACCTATACTTCTAGCTATTAAGAATGTAATAGACTTACGCTTCATAAATTTACCACTTGCATCTCTTGGAGCTATTCCTTTTTTTACTACCCATTTATCTAAAGCACTACTTGGAGGTTGTGAATGTTTTTTTGAGTTTTTATAAGCAAATGGACTCTTAATAGTTTTACCTTTGTAGTCTTTATAGCTTCTCTTAACTTTAGTTCCTGATACTCCTTTATCTACAAATTGACCATAGTTAGACATATAGAATTGTACAGTAAATCCATCAGGAGTTGTAACTATATCAAACTTAATTGAGTTTTCAAGTTTACCCCCTTTACCTGCTCTTTGTAAGTTACCTTTAGAACGATTGACTACTTGCTTACCAAAGCTTTCTAAGTACCTTTCTATATTGTCAGTATCCACTATTCTAAGCCTACAAATAATTCAACTCTAGCTGTAACTGCTGTTGTTGGTTGTACTTGTAATGAAGCAAGATTTAACATAGTTCCAAAAGATGGCGCACCTACTTGTCCTAATGCAATTACATCTCCTGAATAAAGAACGTGAGAACCTCCTGCTCTTACAGTTACAGTATAACTTGAAGTAGTAGTCTGAACTGCTAGCTCAATATCTACTGCCGTTTCTAAGTTAGTTACTCTAATGTATTTTGTTCTGTCTACATCAATAGCACCAGGCGAAGTAGAAGGTAAAGCTGCAAATACTCCTATAGTAGTTACTACACTAGCTGTACAAGTTACTATCCTTTCAAATACATCATTTATACCTGTTGTTGTTACTGAGTTTACAGAACCCCTAAGGCTTCCATTAAGTGTTACTGTCTCACTGATTGTTGTTACTAAGTCTGCCATAATTTTATAAATTAATTGTTATTTTAAATTTTTTCCATCCTATTTCTATTGTTACCCATCTTAACTTCCATTTCATTAATAACCTGCACCTAATGTTTGAACAGGTATATTACAAGTCTGAAAGTCGTTCTGTACTAATATTCCAATATTAAAAACAAAACCACAACAAAGATTATCAAACCTTTCTGAGAAAGGCTCTAGTGTAAATTGGTCTTGCGTAAAGTATATAGGAAAATTAATATCATTCACTCCGTCTAAAGATTGACGTTCACTGTGTCGAAGCATTCCTATAAAGTCTGTACAGATTTGTAGTGTTTCATTGAATACATCTTGTTCATTACTTAAAGTCTTGTATAGCTTTGGAAAGTTAGCGTCTGCATTATTCTTAGTCCAATTATCCTTTTCTGTTACCATATCCATAACAAAGATTTGAAACGAGTATGTTAGCTGACTATCTCCTGTTGTTACTGATGTTGGATTGATATGAAGTAATGGGAACTTCTGCATCTTTTCTAGATTAATGTCAAACACATCCCCTACTGATGTTGATTTAATTTGTTCGTGATACTCACCGAGTCTAAGCAAAGTATTTACAACGTTATTATATGTTTTATTTTTAACCATTTCTTTTTACTTTATTTTGTGAGTTCAAATCTGTTTCATAACTTAACCAAGTCAAACACTCTAAAAGACTTAGATTTGTAATACTTTCTAATTTACTTATGTCCTCTCCGCACAATCTGTGCATTACTCCGAACCATCCCCATTTACTAGCAAAGTCATTACTAGCTATTGCGTCTTCGTTTCCTTCAGCCGCTCCATCAAATATAATGGCAAAATCTCTGACAATACCTTCCCTAAATGATAAAAAAAAACCAATGCACTTTGCACTTGTTCCGCTGACATCTTTTTCATCTCCTCCGTCCGCATTGTTATATCGCCGTCATAAGCGTCTATTATGTATATGTCGTTCTTCTTTAATTTTACAGGTCTATATAGTACAGCCATTAATTCAGGAAGATTTGATTCTATTCCGTTCTTAATAAACTGCTCTACGTCGGCATACTCTCCGAGAGAAATTTTATCAAGGTCAGGCATAAACCCGTATTCAACATCATTGATTTCTATTATCCTTTTAAGAGTTGTATCTTGCTTTGCTTGTAACTCTGCTATCTTACTCATTATAACTGCAACATCTGATAAGGCTAGTTCCTTTATTAACCGCTTAGGAATATCAGATAGTGCTGCTATTGTTTCAGTAGCTTCTTCTGTCTTTGTACCTGTTGCAAAATCTACTAATTTAAGCCAGGTTTCTAATGTAACATCTGCCCAACTATTAATAAGTTTAAACGATTCTGTTTTGCCTTCTTTTTTAATTTTAACTTTCATACACTATATAATAGAAATTTATTGTTTTTAGTTTACTGAACAAAATACTTTCCTGCATTTGGATTGTCTAGGTGGTATATAATGTTGTAACGAATACCATCAATTGCGTGGTTGTAGTTATCTACGTAAAGCTTAGAGCCTTTATCTGCATAGACATAGTTGTTTAACTCTTTAGCTATGTTCGTTGATTCAGGACTTACTATAAGCTGATAGTCTTGCATCCTAGTTATACCACTTTCAATCGTTCCTTTCTTAACTGCTTTAATGTTTACTCCTAAGTGCTTAAGGTCTGCTATTAGTCTAGGCTCTGCACTATCTGCTATAATTAGTTTACCCTCTACTTTGTCTAATATTATCTTAGCTAACTCTTGACTCTTTAATCCATTTCTGTAAAGGTGTTCCTTTAAATATATCTTCTTATGTTTCTTATCTATAGCTACTTCAGTAAGTGAGTCAGGGTCAATACTAAAACCAAAGTCCATTCCACAAGAAGTCTGTAAGTCATCAGGATTAAATGCACCTATAGTCCAATTCTCAAAGACTACTCCTTCTGCCTTTGCTAACCATCCTCCCATTATCTTATGTGTGTACTTTTTAAAGTTAGTATGCTTTATGCTCTTAATACGCTCTAGGAAGCTCTCAGATAGATTAACTATATTATCTAGGTATGTACTATGAATGTAGCATACATTGTCTTTAATGCCATTAAAACCACCTTCAACACCTTTGTCTTCAAAAAACCTCTTGTATATCCAATGTTCCTTAGTAACAGGATTCAATACTAATATGATTCTATTCTGCACTTTCTTTTCTCTTATACTTAAGTCTATTGTATCAAAGATGTTTTCATCTACAAGTTCTTCAGCTTCATCTAAAACCCAAGTGCTTATGCCTTGTAATGACTTTAGACTTGCAGTCTGATTACCTGCTGATGTCTTGATACCTCTAAATAAAATGTCTGATTTGTTTCCTAAGTTTATTACCTCTGCTTTGTTTACGCTAAAGGTATTGTCATATCCTAATAGTCCTATCTTCTCTAAGAACTCAGGTATGATTGACAAGTGAGCCGAGGTCATTGTATAACGTGTGAATAGTACTCTAACATTCCTAGACATAGTTAAGAGCGTAAGAAAGACTGTAACTGCAAAAGACTTTCCTGAACCCCTACCTCCTGTTATGATAAAGTATCTAGCATCTGAATTAAATAGTGCTGTGTATTTGTCGCTAAGATTCAGAGCTTATAAAGTTTATTAAAGGTAC